TAATAAAGATATGACTACTATGCATATATTTCTTTAAGTTGTTACAAGACCTTGGAAAAGATATTTGTTCTGCAGTCATTTGATAAAACTCGTTCTTAAAGTCTGCGATAAACTTTTGTAACGTATCTTCATCTTTAGTCATTATAAGTTTGATAGCCTCTCTAATCTTTCCTCTACAAACTTCAGGTGTAGATGACTTCACAGCCTCTATACCCATAATCTTTAGTTTAGGTTCATCAAATGTAATACCTTCTTCATCTAATACATTTAACATATATCTTTTCTTAGCAGTCCAGATACCTTTGTCAGCGATCACTTCTCTTTTCATAACCATTTTTTGTTTAATGGCGTTTGTATATTCAGCAAGTTCTTCAAAACACTTATCAATAAATGGTTCAATTCTACTTTCAACAACTTTGTTTAAAAACTTTAATGTATCAGCTTTTGATTTATCTTTACAAGTCGCTTCAACTAGTTTATCTAAACATAAGTAAATTGAATCTGTATCTGACGCAACAATATAATCAACTTCACTTGTTGATTTTAAAATCTTATTCATATATTCATTTACATTTTTTTGAATAAAACGAATTACAAATTGACCAGCTGATGTTATAGCAGTTGCTTGTCTTATATCATAATATCTAAAGTATTGATTACCTATCGCACCATAAGCTGAGTTAAGAGCAATCTTCTTTGCCCATTGTATATTATGACAACGAGATATTTCTTTAGCAGTTGCAGGGTCTTTTGTCTTTTGATATTCTTGTTTTGCTTGAAACGCTAAAGTCTTAAACTTAACCCTATCATTATACATACTTTCCATAAGTCTAGGTAGAAACCCTGGACTATCTATTTTAAACTTAGCACCATTTGGTGTAATACAAGCACCTTCAGCTTTTAAATGTGTCAGCGGTGTCGCATGATCTAACAATTTATCAACTGATATGCCTGATGGTTCTACTCCAATAATTTTTTCTGGAGAAATATTATATTGCATAATCAAATGAGGATATAGCGAGTTAATATCAAACGATACAATCCAATTATGCATACCTGTGATTGGGTCTTTTACATAAGCACCTTCGTACTTATCATCTTTAATATTATCTACCTTTGGTGGAATCATAACATTGTCTTTTTTCAAGTAATTGTAAATTAACATATCCCACATTCTTACTTGTGAAAATACATCTGTATAATTTACTTTGGCTTCATATGCCATAGTTAAGACTAGTTCAATTAGTTTTAGTTTATCTTCTAGTTGGTCAACAATCTCAACATCTTTAATGTTATAATCAATAAATGATTGATAGTCTTTTGTATACCATTCTCTAAATGTATCGTAAGGGTTATCATCTTTAGGTAAACCAAGTTCTACTCTACCAATGTAATCAAGTTTATAACTCTCTTGCTTTGTTGGTATAAACTTTTGATATAAGTCCAAGTAATCTAACATAGAAATACCAAAGATTTTATAATGAGTTTGTGGTCTGCCTCTTACTATTATAGTTTCTCTTTCAACTAAATTCCATGGTGAAAACTTTTTAAGTACCTTTTCATCTACTATGTTTCTAATACGATTAAACAAATAAGGTATATCGAAAAACTTTGTATTCCAACCAGTGATAACATCTGGATAGTTCTTAATCCAAAACTTCATAAACTCCATAATCAAAGACTTCTCATTATTACATTTAATATAAGTTACATCAGTTCTATCTGTTTTAAATTCACCTGTACCCCAAGTTATGATTTGTTTATTAGATTGATTCTTTACTGTGATTGCTAGTATTTCTTCTATTGCATCATCTATATCAGGAAAGCCATTCTCTGCAGTACACTCTATGTCAAGTGTAAATATTTTTATTTGTTCTTTATCAAATACCATATCTTCAGGATATTCATTTGCGATATATTGATATTGGTATCTATCCATACCATATAATTGTGAGTTACCTGTATTATAACTTCTTTTAAATTCTCTTGCTTTTACTATACTAGGAAATTGTATTGGTTTTAATGTTTGACCTTGTAACGTTTTAAACTTTGAATCTTCTGGTGAGGTAACATATAGAGTTGGACTAAAGTCAAGTTTTTCTTGGTATTCTTTACCCTCGTGTATACCACGAACAAGTAACTTACCTCTATGTTCAATAACGTTTTTATAAAAGTTCATAATTTATATAAAGAAATTAATTTCTTTTGTTAAGTATTTCCAACTACGTGGAAACTTCTCATTACATAGTTTGTATATTTCATTTGCCACGTCTCTAGTTTCTTTTTGTGTATCTGGTTTACATCTTAAATTACATATCCTAGAAAAAGCATATAGTGTTCCTGACCAATACCATTCAGTCATCATTGATTGAGGTAATACCATACGTGCTTGTTCTGGCGCTACACCTTTTTCTAATAGAGTATTGTAAGTTATTAAACAACTCTCCATTGCTGATTCCATACTATACTCGATTGTTTGATCTAGTTTAATCTCACCATCACTTCCTTGTTTAGAGTTCTTTGGACGACCTCTCCATGTTTCAGGTTTATATAGTTCAGGTGGAAAATCAACATAACGTCTGCTGACTTCGTTCCATGCTAAACCTACTTGATGTTTAACTAATTGTCTTGCGACAAAGATAGGTGCTTTAATTCTGAATTGTAAACTTGCATGAGCAAATGGAGACCAATGATTATGTTCGGCAAGATACTTAATAAGTTTCTCATCTTTAACTACATCAAAGGCGTCTTTTGTTTTTGAGTAACTTACTCTGGCAGCATTAACTACCGTTAAGTCTGTACCCATTGTGTCGATCAATTCAACATTCATCATAAATTCAAAATCAATTTAGCTTCTTCACTTAACATTTCTTGTGTAAATGGTGGAGTGTGTGTAAGAATTACTTTTACATTACCTTCCCCTGCTACACGTTCAGCTGCTTCTTTTATATTGTTACTTATCTCAGCGGCAGCTGGACATAACATAGATGTTAATGTATGAGTTATAGTAACCTTATCTTCTTTTATATCTATATCGTAAATCAATCCTAAATTAAATACATCTATTGATGGCATTTCAGGATCAAAAACTAATTTTAATTCTATTATTATATCTTTTTTATTCATAATTTTTTAAAGTTTATGGTTGTCGAGTAAATGTACAACTACACCATCATGTTTTTTTTCTAAACTAACTTGACAAGCTAATCTACTTTCCATACGATCATAACCACTTTGGTATTCTAATAAATCTATTTCCATTGAACCATTATTTGGTTCACCTATTATAGACGTCCACTTTTGATCTATACGTACATGGCAAGTACCACAGGCACAACAACCACCACAATCTGCTGGTATCTCCTCAAAATCTGTAGCGGCTTCCATGATGGTCATGCCTTCATCTACTTGGACAGGAATAACTTCCTGACCTCTCATAAAATTAACAGTTATCATTTACAGTTTTGGTACTGTATTTTCTGTAATTAATCCTGGTGTCGTATTCGATATAATCGAACTAGTATTTTGTGAGTATGATTTTAATAAATCATCTTTGGGATCTGTCATAAAAACAATTTTGTCTTTACTAACAGTGATTGTATCACTCTTACCAAAAGCATTATACAAACTCATCATAAGTTGTATAGGTTTTCCTGGTGCTGCTTGTTGAGGTATGATTACGAAAGGTGATTTTAAACTAACACCTTGGTCATTCTCACCTACCTTAGCAATTACATCTTCGCCGGTAGTCATTCTTAATATCTTCACTTCTTGCATAATATCTCCTATTTGTTTATTATTATATCATATCCTGACGCATTTGTCAAGTCTTATTTCTTTTCAAAGCCAACCTTTTCTTCTTCACCTTTTTTATCAACGGGTTTTAATCGTTTACTTAATACAAACGTTCTATTAGGGTTGACACTAATATTCATTTGACGCATTAATTCTCTATTTACTAGTAAGTCTGAACCTGATCTAGGTCTGGAATCCAAACCAACTTCAATATCTTTATATACAATACCATTAAATGTTATATCTACTAATACTGTTGGTCTTGTTTCCGATGGTTCTTGTCCATCAGCGTTTGCTCTGAATACTTTACTTACACCTTTTTTAGGTTTAGTAAAAGTTTTACCATTGTATTTCCATTTTACAATTTTACCTTTAGACTCAAGTATCTCATCAGCGTGTAAAGCACATGCCTTTGATCCGTTACCTGTGTCAAACTTAACTCTTACTTTACCAATATCATCTATATCAACTGTTTCTAACCAACCAGTTTCTATAAGTGCTTGTCTATCCCAATGAGCTCTGTCTGTAATATGATCTATTACATTGGACATCATTTTTTCACCATCTATTCTGCCTGCTGGTTCTGCTTCAGCATAATAGTCTCTGTGTTGATAGCCTTCGTAATCAGCACCTGATCCAGGACTACCATTGATCTCTAATAGATATGGTTTGTTTTTAAATATGATATGA